CTGAAAGAGCTACTGCGGAGAAAGCCCAAAAAGATTTGAATGACAGTAAGCTAAAAGTTGCCGATTTGAAATCAAAAGTTCTTGATCTTGAATCAATTTTGCAATCAGATAAACTAGGTGCAGTTTTAGGTGCTTGGTTCGAATACTTGAAATCACATGGCGGTTACCTTGCTACCGTAGCTACCCTAGCAATAACATTCGTTATTATGGCTGCGACTTCTGTGTACGGTATTAGTCAGTTGTTTGAAACTGGCAGTGCTGCGGAAACGGCTTCAGCAATAGCAGGTACAATCGCATACGCACTTACAGGAATCTATAACGTAGGTGTAATGAAAGGCTGGTTTAAATCATAAACTGGTTATAAAGAATAAAATAGTTTAGTACACACTTTGATTAGTTAGTAAGCCAGTAGCAATTAAGTTACTGGCTTTTTTAATTTATAACAATGGATAACAACAATACAAATCCTTTCGACACGAATAAGGATAACAAACCAAAGAGATTAGCATTGACTGACTTTGTTAATCCAAAAAATATAAAAAACTTTGTTCAAGGTTACATGAACGTATTTAAAGAGAAGACTATGTTCTTCGACTTAGATCCACATATAAAAGAACAAGCTATCTATAGAGCTGCATTATGTGTTGAGTGTACTGAACGTACCTACTGTGATGGGTGCGGCTGTAAAACTCCTGTAATGTTCTATGCTCCTAAAAAGACTGACCATCGAGGTAGATGGAAAGAAATGCTTGAACCGGCAGCATGGGAAGAGTTTAAAAGATTGCATAACATAACTATACCAAATATAGATTTGGCTAAGATGGAATTCGAAAGAGAGTATGACCAAAATACTTTAGACCATTTACCACCTTGGGAGTTACGACAACTGATGACTAATCTTCTAAGCCATTTGCCACAAGAAGAGGTCAACCGATTAATTAATCCCCCTAAAGAAGATTAAGATGAAATTTAAAGATAAAGTTTTTCAAATGCGAAACGATCAGCCGTATCTGAATCCTATTGGAATCAATATGCCTGAGTTCGCCAAATTATACAAAGCTGATAAGTCTGCGTCAAAATCTAAGTATGCAGCTGAGTTAGCTTATGTATATCATATGTGGGAGTATGATTCTCCGTACTATGATTTAAGAGACAAAGAATCGAAGATTATTCGAGATTATATTAAAAGACCAAACTGGAAACCTACTAAGCAAGTGCAGGATGCATTAGCTGCATATGAAGCATTAGACGATTGCGCAGAGAAAAGAGCATTAGATGCTGCTATATCTGTATGCGATCAAATCTCTGAATCTATTACAGAGATGGATACTAACGCTGGACAATTTACAGAAATTATACAAGAGATTGAGAGGGAAATCAAAGAAGCCGATTCGATTGATTTGAAGATTGCCCTGCTGAAACAGAAGCTCGATTTGAAAGAGCAACATATGAAAATTCTTACTGCTATTACTAAGACTATGCCGCAGCTAGAAAAAACAATAGAAACATCTATCAGCCTTCGTAAAAAAGTGACGCAAGCTGTATACAAAGGTGAGAATGCTAGTGAGGTTATTGGACAATTCCTTATGGATGACTTGATGGATGAATTAGATCACGAGCAACTATATGGAGAAGATGGATCAGAATAAGAAACAAGAATTAGAAGAAATCCGTAAAAGGATTGATGAGGAAGCAGCTTCGTTAGAAGACTTTGAAGCTATTCCGAAACGTAGAGCTAAGGTTGCTGGAGTCGAAGTACATATCAGTGACCTTATTCCTACGCCCAAAGTAAACGAGTCTGAATGGTCAAACAACACACTTTACTTACCTAAGGAAAAGATTTGGATTAATCCGAAGGTTGCCAAGTTAAGAAAGGTATCCGATATCATTGGAAGTATCCCTGCTGGAATACAAGATCCGGACTTTATTAAGAACTATGGAGAACCTTCTCGATTGTCGTACCAGTGTCCAGTTGCCAATACTTGTTGGGACTTCTTGGAGTTTTTAGATGTAGACATCTTTAGACCTGCTGCTATGGCCTATGAAGAATCAGAGCGGGCGGTATCAGGTACTAACTTAAAACCATCTTATACTCCTCATATTCCAGGGACAATACAACATAAGAAGTTTTGGAAGACGGAACTTAAGAGAATCATTAATGGCTATGAGCCGATAGTAGATGGACAGCCATGTGGATTGAGAATTAGTGGAGAGTTCTACTTCTTCTTGAATTACTGTGTAATTGATAAAATGGAGAAGGATGCCAACGGAGAAGATGTTGGTGTACGTTCGTTTCCAAACTTCCTGGCAATGGATTACTATTTCTTCAGAGAGATCGATGCGAGAGAAAGACCTACTAATTACAACCTTCCTAAGGCCTATAAAGCTGTAGGTATCACAGTGGCTAAGAGCCGTCGTAAAGGATTCTCGTTTAAAGCTGCCGCTGGAACAGTGTGGGTAACTGCCTTTCCTAAGTCAAGAAAGTCTTCTCCACCGAACGTACTTATTGCTTCTGATACTGGTAATGATGCGGTGCTCTGTTTTCAGAAGGCCGTAGCGATAGTTGGTTTCTTATCTGAGAAAACTCCTTTCGGCCGAAAAGATCCTGGTAACCCTCGTCATAATGGTGGATGGAAACATATCCCAATGACCATGACAAAAGAGAAGGGTCACTTTACATTTGGTATTCAAAGTACAAAGAACTCCTCAGATAGACGTGGACGTTTAGCTACATTTTCTACAGTATCTCTTAACTCGCGGCCCGATAAAGCTGCGGGTCAAGGTGCAGATAGAGTTTACTTCGAGGAGGCCGGTAAGACTTCTAACCTAAAAGATGCATGGGAGTTCACTCGTCCTGTATTGAAGCCTGGTGCGATTATCAAAGGTATCGCTATAATCTTCGGTACGGGTGGTGAGATGGTTAAGTCAGATGGTGATAAAGGTCACTCTGATGATTTTGCTCGATTGTTTAAAGAACCTGCTTCTGCGGAACTTGCTGCCTTCGATAACATCTATGAGTATGAGCCTAGTGAAAATAAAGCCGGATGGTTTGTACCCGAGATGTGGGCATGTTTTGGTGCGCAAGTAGTAGTTGATGGTAAACTATACGAAGCCTTGGATAAGAACGGTAATCCTAATTTTTGGGTCGCTGAGCTGTACATTAACTACATGCGCAAGATCAAGAAGGAAGCTGGAGATAAAGCTCAATATGATAAATATCTTACACAATACTGTAAAACGCCATCTGAGGCCTTTTTAACACCTGAAGGTAATATCTTCCCGGTAGCTGACTTATATGCCCGAGATATGGGAATTAGACTAGCTAGACACGGTTATGAGGGTATTCGTTCTAAGGGGGAGTTAGTAGAAACTAATGGCTATGTAGACTTCAAGATTGATTTGGCAAATAAATTACAGCCAATTGATACTCGTGCTGTAGCTACTCAAGATCGTGAAGGATGTATTTTAAGATACGAAGCGCCAATGAAAATTGCAGGTAGAGTACCTGAGGGAGCCTACATTATAGCAGTGGATCCAATTGGTCAAGATACCTCCGCCGGTAAATCTATGACCTCAATTATAGTTATGAAGACTCCTAAGTATGTACACACTTTCGGTCCGTCTAAAATCGTTTGTACTTATCGTGGCCGTGCAAAAGATCGTCCGCAACGTCATATACATGAAATGCTTATGAAGTTGAGTAAATATTATAATGCTAAGATTACATTCGAGAATGACCGTGATGGTGGTATATTGCAGTACTTTATTCGCAAGGGTGAAGTAGCTAGACTGATGCCAAAACCAGAGATGACTATTTCTAAATATATGCCTAACTCTAAAACATTGTTAAGGGAGTATGGTCACTCTATGGCGACACCTCGACATAAACAAATTGGAGAAGACCTAGTTCTTGAATGGTTGTTGACTAGATTACCAGATAGAACTGCTGTTAATGAGTTTGATGAAGTTGTTACAATTCCTGGAGTTCGTAACTTAGATCTTCTTGAAGATCGAGCTTTAATCGAAGAGCTTATGGCCTACAATAGACAAGGTAACTTTGATGTTGTTATGGCCTTAATGGGTGCAGTAATCCAATTGAATGAGTATTATAACGAAGACTTCATTGAGGAGATGAGAAGTAATACAGGGGTTAAGTCGGTGTCAAACTTTTGGCAAGAAGTATTCTATGATAACTATGGAACTGCTCAAGAGAAGAGAGCGTTTGAAACACGTAAGAGACGTGAGAAGAACATCAATCCTCGTGACATTTCATATCACAAAGATATATAATAACTAATCAGGTATTCCGTACAATAAAAGTAATAACATGTTAGCATTCGAAACACAACGTATTCCAACGTCTAAGAAAACTAAGCAATGGAGAAAGAATCAAGTAGACGCTATTTGTAGTCGCATTGATGAATTCAACAATGATTGGTATCGTATCTGGCAGAACCACCGTTTGAAGAACAACCAAATCAATCAAGAAGAATATCGCGAGTACTGCGATACACTTGGATTAAAGAGAGATGAAGGACGTAAGTTTGTTGAACCATTCAACTTGACTCACAATATCATCGAAGTTCTAAAAGGTGAGGAAGCTAAAATGCCTTGGGCCTTTGGAGTAATTAATACGTCTCCGAAAGCAACTAACCAAGTTCTAAGAGAACGCGAATTAGATTTCAGAAACTATATGGATAACCGTATGGCTTCTGAGATCGACTTCCATAATCATAAGAGAGACCTATTCTTGCAAATGTCGCAGGGAGCAATTAGTGGACCTCAGATGGAACAACAGTTGCAGGAGAAAAGAAAGGCCTTAGAAGAGCGAGATAAGGATATCCTTAATCCGGAGCAAATCAAAGCCAAATATAAAAGCTATAAGTCTAAAAAAGAAATCGCTGTTCATAAACTATTGAAGAGTATCGCTATTATCGATAACCTTAAATGGATGAAGAACGAAACTTTCGAAGATGCATTAGTTGCCGGTGTTGAAGCTGTAGAGGTTTGTGTAGACAAATACACGAAGAAACCATACCTGCGCCAAATCAACGCACTTAATCTGTACTACCATAGAAGCGCAGATACTCCATTTATTCAAGACTCTGACCACGCTGGTTATAAAGAGGAGATGGATATCTCTACTGTTCTTGATAAATTCGGAGACTATTTAACAGATGACCAAGTTAAGCGATTAACTAAGAGAGGTTCATCTGTATATGGAGCTGACGCTAAGTTTCATTCAAAAGGCGGATGGTCACCGTCTAAGTGGGAAGAACGTTCGAAGTTCGAATATTCTCAACATCATCCAATGGCCAATATTCCATATGGAGCAAGTTCATCAAACATTCTATCAGACGGTTTGTACGCAACAGACAAATCTAAGAATAGATACCAGGGGACTGCTATAGTTTATACTACTTACTGGAAGTCACAAAGACGTGTCGGTAAGTTAATGTATAAAGATGAGTATGGAAATGATAAGACTACAATCGTAGGTGAAAATTATCCAGTTCCAAAACGTGCGGTAAAGAAATCATATAAGCCGCATACTTTCTCTCCTACTAAATTTAAGTGGGAATGGGAAGCTAAGCCAGAAATGAATATTGATGGTATGCAGCAAATCGGTCGCAAGAACGTAATTTCTTTGGAATGGATTTGGGTACCCGAAGTATGGAAAGGTGTCCGTATCAATGGCGATATCCATGTGAAGGTTGAACCGTATGAGCACGCATATCAATCATTATTGAATCCGTATAAGACCAAGATTCCTATTCATGGTTATGTATATGGAAACCGTAACGCATTCTCTACTTGTGTAATGGATAGAATTAAACCATGGCAGAAACTTTACTATATCGTAATGTCGAAGTGGTTGAAACTTATTACTCAAGACAAAGGTGTAATCCAATTATTGAACATGTTATTCATGGATCCGGAATTAGGTTACAAGAATGCTATGACAATTGCAGTGGACCAGGGTTACTTACCTTATAATCCACTTGCGCACGCACAAGGTATGAATGCCGGAGTAGCGAATAGCCATCGTCCAGCAGAACGTTTAGATTTATCGAACTCACAACAGTTAACACACTATACTAACATCCTTGAGTTTATCGAGAATATGATGAAAAAAGCGGCAGGTACTCCTGAGGCTAGATTAGCACAAACTGGTAGTAATACAAACGTGACAGATAACCAACGCGATGTTGCACAATCTATGAATATCACCAACAGTATTTTTGCAGGCCACGAGCTATTATGGCAAGAAGTTTTACAAAGTTTATGTGAGACTGCTGTTAAATCGTTGGACTCTCAATCTGGTTTCATCCGTCAGATTCTATCCGAAGATGAAATAGCTTTAATAGATTTAGACCTAATATCACTTGAAGACGAGTATGCAGTTAGAGTTGGTAATAACTCTAGAGCACATCAAACTCTACAAGAAGCACGTGGTTTTGTTCAGGCGCTTATCCAAAATGATAAGATCAACTTTAGTACTTTATTGGATTTATTAGGTACTGATAATCTTGGTGAATTCCAAGAAGAACTTAGAGCAATCGAGAAAGATATTGAAACTCGTGAAGCTCAAATACAAGAACAACAACAGAAACACGAGCAAGAACTTCAAGAGCGTGCTGAGAAACAGCAAGAGCTTGAACGTCAACATCAAGTTGGACTTGTTGCTCTTAAAGGTGAATACGATATCCTTGGCAAACAAATCGCTGCTATGGCTTGGGATCCTGAGAAGGATCGTGATAGAGATGGCATGCCAGATATTCTTGAAGTACAAGAATTTTTAGATAAGTCTCATAGTGAAGCAGAAAAACGTGCCATGGATAGAGTAAAAATCCAACAAGAGGATCGTAAGATCGAACAGAAACAACAGGAGATGGAAATGAGGGACAGACAGGAGAACGCTAACCGTGAATCGAATGCTGCTCTCAAACAAATGGAAACAAAATCAAAGGAACGTATAGAGAAGGTGAAAGCCAAAAATAAACCTAAAACTAGTAAATAATGACTAACTGGGAAAATGAGAATCTAGATTCTTACTTTAATGAAGAAGATTTAAAGTACTTCAATGAGATGAGAGAGCGAGTAAGGAAAGAGGAAATAAGTAAGCAAGATAAAGCTCGTGCAAAGAGAAAGAACTATAAAAAGCAATTTCCCAAGGGTTTACTTACTCTCAAAATTAACATATAACAAATAGAAAGCCCGGTACATAAGTGCCGGGCTACTAAAAAAATTTATCATGGAAACAACAAATAAAAAGTCGGATATGACAGCAGAAGAAACAAAAAGAAATAAATACAAAGAAGTCAAAGATCAGATTTGGCTTTATAGTATAGTGTATCATCCAGTTCCAGAAGAAGTGGATAGTATGCTATTGGATAGTACTTATGAATTTGCGGACAAAACATTAGGTAAAGTTAAAGTAATTACATTCGATAAGTTTGTAAACGCTTTTTGCTTAGCTCATGTATTTAGGGAATTAGCAAAGGGACTCGTAGGAAAGAATGACTACGAAAACAAACATAATATAATGCCAGATGATAAGGAAATATATCCTAGCTGGTTAATCCTTGCTAAGGCCTTTTTGAATATGTGTATCGAACATGATTTCAGATTAGGTTATACTCACACCTACATGTTCTTAAATGCTGTAGATAAATTACCTATGGACATTCGTCAGATTCATGACAGATGGTTCCAACATGACAAGCACGTGGTTGTACCTTTGAAAGCACTTAAGAGAAAGAATGAAACTTTGGAATTGGATGAAAGCTTTTGTGACAATTACAAAGATGCTTGGTATCCAGAGTCAGTATATTCTAAAACAGTTAAAGCAAAAAGCCAAGAGATTTCAAATCTTCCAGTTCTTGTAACTCCCGAAGCAATTGATGCGCATAATAATACTACTTTATTAGATTTTCCTGACGAACGATTCATAGTAAAAGTACCAGAGCAAGTGTCAACGGATATTAATGAAAGGTTAGAAGATTTTTGGGGAGTAGCTACAACTGATAAAGCTCCGCCGCCGGAACCAGTAGATCCAGAATTGGGTGTTCTTGCAGATGTCGTTGAAAGAAAATTAGATGGTAGAGCAAATTATAAAGGTAAGGAAGAGCAACAGACAAAAGATCCTTTGGCTATTGAAGGGATGCCAGTACAATGGCTTGATATTGTAGACCCAGAGGAAGCTCTTAAATCAGATATAAAGTCTGATACCTTAATCGAGGAAAGCCTTGAGAAGCTAGAAATTAAGCGACAGAAGGAAGAAAAAGCTGCACTAAAGGCTGAGGCTAGACAGAAGGAAATAGAGGCCATAGCGAAGGTATATGAGGTCAAGGACTACATAGAGTCCGCTGATATCACAGGCATTAAAGAAATAAGTATTACCTTTGAAAATGGAAATGAAATAAAGCTGAATATTCAGCAGGCAAAAAATAACGAAACGGATAATGAATAAGAAGATTCTAAATGGTGTAAATCAACTAGCGGACACAGTTAAAGTTACACTTGGGGCGAAAGGTAAAACAGTAATGTTTAGAAGCCCGAAAACTACAAGAACACTTATCACTAAAGATGGTGTTACCGTAGCCAAAGAAGTAAGAGCAGAAGATGAGACAGAGCAGATGGCAATCGAGATTGTACGTGAAGCTTCAGAACGTACAGTAAAAAGCTCAGGTGACGGAACTACAACTACACTAGTACTTGCACAATATCTTATTAATAAGGGCGCAGAATTATTAGAGAGAGGAGAGATTAGTTATTACGAATTGAGTAATCAACTAGAAGCAGCAAAAGAAAAGGTCATCAAATTAATTGAAGAGCATTCAATCTCTATTGAAGACGATTTTGATAAATTATTTGACGTCGCTTCGGTTTCTTCTAATAGCAGAGACATTGGAGACTACATATACAAGATCATGAAAGAGATCGGACTGTATGGACACATCGAAGTAAAAGCATCTAAAGCTTCTAAAACTCGTGTAGAGCAAGTTAACGGTATTCGTTATAACCGTGGATACTATGCTCCTCAATTCTTGAACGATTTCAAGAAAATGGAATGGAGGGTTACTGATGCTTATATCGTTATGGTAGACGATACTATTCGTACTATGAACGATATTTACCCATACATCTATGAAGTAAACCGTGGACGTGAAGAACACAATAAAGATCAATTGGTCCACAATCATCCCATCTTATTTATTGTAAACGAGGTAGAGCCTACTATCTTGAATACATTGATCAACAATAAAACAATGAACCAAAATATGATGAACATTATGATTACAGAGCATGATGGCTTTGGAGATCGCAAAATGGAAATCATGAATGATATCGCGGCATTGACTGGATGTATACCTGGAGACTTTACTGATAACCCAGGAATGATTGGTCGCGCTACAGAGATTATTGTTGATGAAGATTATACCTCAATCATCGGTGGCTCAGCTGATGAACAAACAGTAAATGAATTAATCGCTATCACTCAACAACGTCTAGAAGATCCTAACTTGTCTGATAATGATAGAGTATATTATAAGCGTCGTCTTGCGACTCTAGCAGGTGGTGTAGCAGTTATTCACGTAGGTGCTCCAACAGAAGTAGAAATGAGAGAGAAGAAGGATCGTATCGATGATGCAGTAGAAGCTGTGAAGGCAGCAATTGATAGAGGAGTAACTATCGGAGGCGGTTATACGTTTTTACAAATCGCACTTACATTAACAACGTTGGATACTACTATGGGGGCTACTTTATTGAGTGGCGCTCTACAAGCACCATTTCTCCAGTTATGTAAGAACGCTTCAATTCCAGAGGCCGTAGCGAATGAGTATAGTAAAAAGATTAGTCTTTCTGACTCTAACTTAGGTCTAGACGTAATCGACAATATGTTGAAGCCTCTTACCGAGTATAACGTATATGATCCTGCTGGAGTATTAATTGATTCCCTTAGCAATGCTATATCAGTAGCTAAGAACATTCTGTCTATCGAGGCAGTGATAGAACCTATTAACTACTCTAAGGCCTTAGGAGGCGCAGAGTCCGCCTTCCCTCCAGGATATCCTTTATAACAATAGTCACACTTAATAATTAGTAAACAACATAAAACATGGCCGATAATAAACCGAATTTGAGCGGAATCGCAACTGACCAATGGGCAGCTGATTTCGACGATATGGATGCAATCATGCAAGAAGAACAACAGAGATGGATTGCAGAGGAAGAGCGTCTTAAAGCTAACCCTAATACACAGACACAACATGTACCAGAAATTGGTGTAAGAACCGAATCATCTCCTTACGTCCCTTCTGCTAAGCCAGAGGACGATAGTACTGCGGTAGATACAAATCACCCAGGCTATAATAATCCTTCTTATGCACAACCACAAACTCAAACACAACAAACTCAAACACAAACTACTCAAGTTGTAGTTGATCCTTATCAACAAGAGAAGGAGATGTTAAATGGAATTCAGGATGGATCTACAATGGACCCTAACTTTAAAGATAGCGGTACTATTACTCCACAACAGAATCCGAATCAAGCTCAACAAGCTCAACAAACTCAGAATCCGGGTCAACAAAATAACGATAACAATACACAAACTCAGGAAGATCCGTATGTTTTGGCATTGAAAATATCGAAAGCGATTGGTACTATTGCAGTGCCAGATGATTACGATTACAAAAACTTGGATGCCGCTACACTTGCGATGTTTAAAGAGAATACAGTACAAGGCTATCGTCAAGAAGCTTTGGAATTTGTTCGCGGAAGAGCATCAAGAGATGAGGATATGTTGCGTATTTTTGATTACGCAATGACAGGACAAGAGTTCGCTAACTTGCCATTGATGCAAGAAAAATTAAGAGCAAGAATTGCTTACTCAACTTTTCCATTGGATACAGTGGAAAACCAAAAAGCAATTGTTGAATTATATCTTAAAGACGGATTAAATCCTAAAGATCCAAGAAATGAGTTTGTTTTGAACTCAATTCCGGCACAACTCCAACAAATGGAAGACGATATGAGATTAAAAGCTGAGGCTGTAAAAGCTAAAGCATTCTTTGTCGACCGTGAGGAAGCAGAAGCCAGAGAAGAAGAACAACGTGTGGCACAAGAGAACACACGTAAACAACAAATGATGCAGGCAGAAGCCGCGCGTCGCGATCAGTGGAATCAACAGTTCATAGAAACATTAAACCAATCTAATTGGTCAGAAGGCAAAAAGGAAGCTGTTAAGCAGCAAGCGTCGTTAGTGACATTGCAAGATGGTAATCGCGTTCCTTTGTGGCAATATAAACAAGAGATGATATTTGACAATCCAGTATTGTTCCAATACTTCTTAGACTTTATGGCTATGTTTGATCATACTAAAGGTCAGTTTACTGGCCAAGCAGGTCAACCTTCTTCTGAGCAAGAAGCCGTCAATACACTATTAAGCCGTATAACTGCTAAGGTTGGAGATTCCGCATCTAAAGGAACTGCTGGTAACGAAACACCATCTAATGGTCAACGTCCAGGTCCTTCAATTGTAGATGCAAATAATGATTGGTTCTAGTATTTAGAACCACTATACAGAAACTAGTCCGGTATGGTCAATACCAGCACTAGATATTATTTTTAAACTTAATTCTTAAAAAAAGAATAACAATGAGCAACAACACTAGCTTTTTCAATTCACAAGTATCTTTTGGCCGCAAGCCAACTAAAGTTACTGAAGGTCTAGGAGTACGTGGAGAAGTTTTATCACGCCATTTACATGCAGCGTTTGGTATTGACCGTCCACATAATATCAACATGGGATACGCACGTATCTTCTCTGCTACAGATATTTACCACGACAAACCAATGGTAGGTATGACTGAAGCTAAAGGTAACATCAAGCTTTTGACTAACCACATTTACCGTTGGAGATTGTCAGGAGATATGAACCAAAAACTTCGTGTAACTCGTAAAGTATGTACTGACCCACGTCCAGGTATCAACTTGACAACTTTCGCTATCGTATTAGATAAGCCTTGGTTCAAGACTCCTGACGTTATTCAAGGTGAAGACAACGATTACCGTCTATATGTAAAAGACGATGAGCCTATCAAAGTAGGTGTAAACGAATATCAATACAATGTACAATTGGTAACTAACGATCCAACAATGTTCTTCCCTGCTGACTTGATCGAGGAAAACATGGAATTCTGTAAAGTATCTAGTATGGTAGCTAACGAAAGTAACTCTGTATACGGAGGTTTCCAATTCGCTACTATCTTCCAATCAGAAGGTCAACTAGGTCAATTCGCTGTAGAATTCAAATTGTCTGACCGTGCTGCGCGTAAAGCTAAGCAATGTGCTGACGAAGGAAAATACGGTGATGAGCAATATGGTCGTTACATCAACCAATTGCGTGTACCATTCATGAGTCAAGACGAAAAAGGTAATCCAGTACGTTGGACTAACTTTATGTCAATGGCTGAGGCTGAAAAGCACAACCGTATTTATGCTGACGTTGAGGATGCATTGGTATTAGGTAAAGCTTCTTCACACATCAAGTCTCGTGAAGGTTTCACTATTACTACTGGTTCTGGATTGCGTGAGCAAATCGAGGCTGGTAACACACTACAACACAACGGTAACTTGACTCTTTCTCAATTGAATGACTGGTTTACAGCTATCTTGAAAGACAAGAAACAACGTGGTGAGTGTAAAATCGTATTATCTTGTGGTATCAAGTTCGCTGAGATGTTTGATGCAATGGTAAAAGCTGATGCTTCTACTTTCTTGACATTGGATACTCACTACATCCGTAAAGGATCTGACTATCACCACATGGATTATGGTGCTTACTTCGCATCATACAAAGGTTTCATCGTAGAAGTTCAAGTTATGTTGAACCCATCTTACGATAACCGTTACTTCCAACCTAAGATGCACCCAGTATATCCTAACTACACTGTAGATTCTTGGAGAGCTGATATCCTTGACTTTGGTACTACTAAGCAACAAGGTACAGGTATGAGCGATCCTAACATCTCAATGGTTAAGGAAAACTACTGTGACTACGAAATTTCACACAAAGGTAAATGGGATCCTAAATCAGGGCTTCCTATCACTGATGGTGGATACGGTACAACAGGTCACATCTCAGGTTACTCTCTACAACAAGAGAAATCTGCTGGTCTTATGATCGCTGACGTTTCTCGTTGTGGTGCTATCATGCTAAACATCGACTAATAGTCGACCAAATATAACTAATTAAAGTGTTGTACTAATAACATAAAGACGAAGTTAAAGAGGCCATAGAGGCTTATATTATACCTGCTATGGCCTTCTTTTCTTCAAGTTATTTTACAACGGAAATAAACTAACATTTATCATGCCGAAACTAATTAATGCCAAAGGCAATACAAACATAGTTAAAATAGAACCATCTCCATTCAAGAAATCACCTGTAAAGGTAATGATGGAGGTAATGAATGTATCAGGCGGACAGCCTAAATACACTACTAACCATAACGGTGAAAAGCGTATTTCTTATACAGACAAGCAACCAGAAAATCTTACTAAACTTCCTGGTACTGTAACTGTTTATGCTGCTACTGTCAACAGTAATGGAACATTGAATACTGGATTGGATGAAATCATTCCTAATCCATATTCAGATCTAGATTACTACCGCCCAGAGTGGTCACACATTCTAAAAGGTCAGAAAAAAATTCGTCGCCAAGAAGCTTTGGAGTACAAGCACAACAAAGAAAGAGGTTACTATACTAACGCAGTAGGAACTGTTATTCCATCGAAAGATGAAAAGAATGCACCTTTCTATCAACGTTCTGAATCTCGTGTTTTATTACACGATGGTGTAACTTTCTTGGATATGAACAATGAAATTCACGAAGCAAATTATCACATGCTAAGAGCGCATAAATTGATTGCTAACTCATATGAAGAGTTGAAAGACAATCCTAAAGCGACTCACTACATTGTTGATGAAACCGAAAAAGCGAACCGTAATGCTGAGTCTTCTCGTAGAAAGAACAAACTTGGTGCTCGCTTAGAAGAGCTTATCGAATTGTCAGACAACACAATTATGGACTTCTGTAAAGCATTAGGAATCGCTCCAGGTGCTACTAAGTCTGATTGTTATTCTGACTTGGAAGGATGGGCTAACCACAAAACAATGAACTATGATGAATTCATGGACATTTACCAAATGTGGAAAGACGTTGCTTCTCGTGAAGTATATGAAGGATACGTTGAACTATACGACTTCCTTGATGTACCTGGCTTACTAACTATGCGAAACAACAAATTATTCTGGAACCAACCTGGTGCTAAAGGTGGTAAGATCGAATCTTGGGAATGGAAATCTAAGGATCACTTCATTCGCAGTTTCTTAATCGCACCTGAATACCAAGAAGAGGTTGAGATTCTAAGAAGCCAATATCGTGCCAAAACTCGCTATTAATATCTGAGCCTCGATTAGAGTATCTCATTTGTTAGTAGCTTAAATATAGAGCCATGCTTATAGATGAAATGCACAGCGAATTTGATTTGAGACTTGATCGTACCGATGTACAGGATCGTCCAGATTTCTATGATAATGAACGCGACTCTTATTTGAATAGAGCCATTCGCCATTGGGTGAAAGAGCGTTACGGAACCGATAATAAAAAGAAAGCTGGATTCGAAACAAATCAGGAGCGTATCAGTAATCTTATGAGCTTGCACATCAGATTTCCAGTTCAAGCAGCATTGACTCCAGTAAATAAGGGAAATGGAATTTACGAATTACAACTTAGTAGATTAAGTTTCCCTTATTTATTTTTAACTGGAGCATCTGTTACAATCAAGAAAGGAGACTGTACTCATACTATAGAACATACAGCTTGGCAGATAGATGATCGAAAGAATACGTATAATGAACCTAGCTTCACATGGAAGCGAGTTCACGCCAACTTCGGCCGAGCATCTACATCTACAACAAACAATAGGGAGCTGTATAGTATATACTTTGATTCTAACGATGGTTTTGGAGCAACTCAATTTGAAGTAACCAGCGTATCGCTAAGTTACATTAAGTATCCAGACAGAGTATGTCTAGGTACTTATAAACACATTGATGACAAAACTACTGCGACTACTACTGCAATTGCGCATTGTGATGTCCCATTAGAGTTCCACGATGAGATTGTAAACATCGCTGTTGAATTGGCACAAAAAGAGATACAAGATCAATTTGGCTTTCAAACTTCTCGAATTATAACCGAGAGTGAAAAGTAAATTGATTAAACATTTTTCAAATTTATTCACTAATTTGAACTTTAATAAAAAATGAGAGCAAGAGTAGAAACTACTTTCGTAGTGCCTTCGTTAGCTTTGGTAGCTAATGGTACTACACTATATGACACAGCAACAGATGATTTGAATTTGACTGCTGGTCAATTGGGTGTATTTACAAATACTTCGCCTGATACTACTGGTAACCTAACCGCTGTTAGTGGCGCTAACGTTACTTCAACTAACCAAGATTGGATTCAATTTATCCAACGTCGTGACGAAACTCAAGACACAACTCCTTTGAATCAGTTGATTAAAACTGAATCACCACAAATCTATGCAACTTGTTTCTTGCGTGCTAAAGGTACAGCAGCAGAAGTAAAATCTAATAGCTCTTGGGTTATTGGTGCTGCTGCCACTTCTGTAAATGCAGTTCCAGTAGCTTCAAGAACAGAGTATAGAGTACAATCTGGATTACGTGGATGGCATGTAGATTTGTATAACGGTAATAACACTCCTTATAATCAAGGACGTTACACAACTCCTGACTTTGCTGCATCTACTATTTATACTACAGACGCACAACGTCGTGATTTGATTTTACATGAAATCGCTGCTAACTACAATGAAACTTCTAATGGAGAAACTGTAGCATTGGTATTTGATTCAGCTGCAACTGTAGGTGCACCGACTGTACCTCCTACAGCTAATCCTAACAACGTCCGTACATTAACTCAATTAGCTGCTTTAACTGCTGGTTCTAAAATCATCATTGGTTACACTGATGAAGGACAACCAGTTACCTTGACTGTAGATACTGATTTAAAACAAACATTTGCTAATATGATCGCTGGTACTGTCGCTGCTGGTACTTGGCAATTAATCCCTTATGCTCGCAGTGTAGCTGCTAATACAAGTGTAACTAACCGTATTATTGGTGGAGGTGTAGTTGCTGGTACTGCAATGTCTCAAGCAACTCATATTGTATTTGTTTCTTTAGATCAAAAACAACCTACATACAATGAAGTATTCCAATCTAAAGCACGTATTCAAGTAGGTGTAGATGGAGGATTCACTGGTACAGCGTCTCAAAGTTTAACAACTTCTTCAGCAGGAGCAGGTTATGCTAAAGATGTATTAAATTATTTCCGTAATACTACTGGACACAACCAATATATTGGTGGTAAAGATTGGCAAGATCATCACGTTGAGTATCCTAACTTTGTACAATCAGGGGCTATCTACGATACATTCGTAATTGATCACTGTATCCAAGGTGAAGATATCATCGGAGGACCTTCTCAACCTACACACCGTACTGTAATTTGTGTACAAAATCTAGAAACTACTGGATTCACTGGATTTACCGGTGTAGCTAACGTATACAAAGCAGAGATTCAAACAGCTATTAATAACTGGATGAACAGTACTCGTT